TCAAGTGTATCATAAGTTTTGATAAATTCATAGTCTATAATATTAAAATTATTCTCGTAACTATTTTTGAAATCTAAATCGGACGGTTGATATTTGTAAGTTGCATATGGTGCCGCTGTAAACATAGATTGTAATGACTGGAAATAAAATCCATCATTAGTTTCATAGAACAACATGTCTGCACCTGAGTCCCTATTGTCTCGGCGTTCCGGCCTAGCATATGTAGACAACCAACTAATGGCTTCAAGTGGTTTTAGTTTTGGTATAACAAAATCATAGACACCATAAGTTTTTTCAATTTTCTGTATTTTTGATCCGTTCACTTTCAGACCATTGTTAGTATCTCTTAATATACTATCAACAATTTCAGATATCGTTTGGCCCTTAAAAGATTTGGATATTTTTATTTGTTCAGATAAAAACAATTCTTCTGAACAAAAATACATTGTGAAAAATTCTGTTGTTTTATTGCCTAAAGGCTTTCTGTTACCAATCTTATACAGTCTATATTTTCTAGAATTTTTTTCAGATTTTTGTTGTGAGCTTGTTTTACCATAAGTAATTTCAATTATTTCTGAACCATCTAATTTAAGTTTCTCAATTAAACCAACAGCATCACGCAACACCACATTACCCGAACACGCAAAAGCGTATATGTCTTCAAAAAAAGACAATTCAACAACAAGGTATTTTAGTTTATATACATTTCCAGAATCTGTAGTTATGTCTACAGCTTCTAAACTAAAATCTTGTGGATAATAAAAACCACCATTTGGTGCACCTGTATCTTCCATATTATTTCATTAAATCCATAAAATCTTTTTCAAATTGGTCAATAAATGATTTGTTTAACAATTTTATACTTCTTTTGGTCTCATTCAGTTCAAGTTCATATGTATAATTTGTAACTATTCTTGATTCTGTTGTAATATCAACTGAACCGGTTGGCAGAACATATGTATTCGTTTGTATTCCACCCGCATTCTGCATCACGGTGTATTCTTCTTCTGTAATCGAAAAGATATTTGTTGTAGTTTTTATATCGTAGTCTGTACCAGATGTTCTATTTGTTTGTGTAATAGTCTTTTCGTAGTGGTGAACATCTTCCGCGGTATTGCCGGCATATTTTTCATTCATATATTCACGAAAATTTCTATCTTCCAATGGCCAATCCCATTGTGCATCATTCATTTGATTCACATATAGTACCACCCAATATCTATAAGAATCACCATAATATTTGTATGCTACAATTTCCGGTGTGTCACCGTCTTGTATGTCATAATCATAAAAATTTAATGTATTGTTCAACAGATTTGGAATTATACTTGCTCTAGCCAATAGGTTGGTGTATATTGTAGAAACACCATTTGTATTGGTGTATTGAACTTTAGGTAAAGAATTAAAGTATTGCATTTTAGTATCCAGCATTCACTTTTGCACGGTCAATCAGTACGATTTCCTTCAATTGAATTGCCATGGTTGTTTGTATTGGTGCACCATCACTGTGTGCAGCCCACCCATTTGGCGCATAATTAACATCAACCGATTCTACAACACATCGTTCTAACTTTGGTAAATTTGGGTTTATTTTACCCTGAAACTGAAATTCTACACCAAATAACGCAGGTGGAACAAAGAACATACCAGCTCCAGCTGCGGCTGTTTTTGGCGCCGACCACATCCTAAACATTTTAATAATTTTCTTAACATCTTCTGCTTCCCTTTGTGAATAGGGTGTGAAGGTGAAAGATAGATTGAATTCTCTGAACTCAATACCTTGAAACAACATCTGTTTTTGTGGATTAAAAACATAACCGGCTTTGTTTAAAGCAAGTTTAACAGCGTCATTCGAGACTGCGTTAGTCAACTTACTAACTACGCCGCCAATTATTGGTAATGCACCGGCCGCCGAGGCTATTGTTGTACTATCATCATATGACATATTCGATGTAATGTTAAAATTTTCCGGCATATAAAGAGCAATGTAACCTACCGGTATACCTTTTCTACTACTAACTTCTCTTATGGCACCACCAAGAGCATTTGATAACGATCCAATTACATCAGTTGTTGTATCAACAACTTTATTGAAAGTTTCTGAAGAACTAGACACCACAGCTGATGCACCATTCAATCTAGCATTTTCTAAAAGGTCATATGATCCGTCGTCTGGCTGGCCAACACTGCCATCGGTACCATTAATAAAATTAGAAAAATCTCTTCCAAGTCCTTTAGTAAATGTTCCAACATCTTGTAATTTTGTTTCTTGTATCTCTTCTATCGTAAACAAAATCGAGTGTGACTTTGTTGCACTACCCAAATCTCTTGGATATTGTACATATTCCAGTCCACCTTTTCGATATAGTGAACCTAAAGGTCCGCCAAATATTCCTGCGGGAATGTTTAAACCACCTATAGATGTTGGTATTGTGATAAGTGCCATTGTTTTTCTTAGAAAAGAGTGTGTATAAAATCTATTTATGTATCATATCCACAAAAAGAAATCACATATATATTCATAACTGACGTTCCACACCGGCGTTGGATTAATATATACACAATTATTTATGAACTATGGCATATTCCGGCACATTTAAACCAACAAACCCACAAAAATATATGGGTGACCACAAAAATATCATATATCGCTCAAGTTGGGAGTGTCGAGTGATGCATTGGCTTGATAAAAATCCAAATATTGTATCGTGGGCATCAGAAGAGTTGATAGTTCCGTACAAGTCTCCAGTGGACAATAAGTTTCATCGATATTACCCAGACTTCTTAGTCAAAGTACGCACCAAAGAGGGTAAACTAAAGACATTGATGATTGAGGTTAAACCCAAAAAACAGACACAAGAACCTAAAAAACAGAAGCGCGTCACTAAACAGTACATAAATGAAGTCACTACATGGGGTGTTAACAGTGCTAAATGGAAAGCAGCAAATGAATATTGTCAAGATAGGGGCTGGGCCTTCCAGATTATTACAGAAGATGACCTTGGACTGTAACTAAATATCCAATGATAACGAAATCCATACTAACCACACTGACCGAACAAAAGATTGCAGCTGAACATCCAACGATGAGCAGTGAGTCTTTGAAATGGTTGATGCAAAAAATTGCAGGCCTGAGAAATCCAGGTCGTTTGTCTATTCCTATCACAAAAGAAAAGGAAAGATGGACGAGACCAGCCGATAGACAAAAATTCTTGATGGGTGGTATGTATTACTTTGTGTATGATCCTAAAACCAAAAATGACTTGCCTTATTATGATAGATTCCCTCTGGTGATACCACTAAAGCGGCAATCAGATGGATTTATTGGTTTGAACATACATTACTTACCACTTAGATACCGTGTAATCTTCCTAAAGAAGTTGTTGAGTTTTGCTTTATACAATGACGAGGATGAAATTAAACGAGTCCGGGTGACTTATCCTATGTTGGATGCGTCATCTAGACTAAAAGAGTTTAGACCTTGCCTGAAGAAGTACCTGTACAGTCACATAAAATCCAGGATTCTTGCTGTTGAACCAGAAGAATGGGATGTTGCAACATACTTGCCAGTACATCAATTCAAAAAAGCACAACCAAAAGAAGTCTGGAAAGATTCACTAGAAGAAATAAGGAACAATTAAATGCCTAGATCAATCAGTGATTTTAAATCAAGTTTTTCAGGTGATTTGGCCAGACCAAATAGATTTGATGTAAACATTCCTATACCAGTGACATTGATTCCGTACATCTCAACCGCAAGAGCTCTTACATACAGATGTGAAAACGCACAACTTCCAGGTAGAACATTTGCAACAACGGAACAAAAAACTTATGGACCAGTTGAGAAACATCCATACCTCACTACATATGCTGACATAGATTTGACTTTTATAATTGATGACAACATGGAATCAAAAGTGTTTTTTGATGCATGGTTGAACTATATCAATCCAATGTTTAATTACAATATGAGATATAAAGAAAATTATGCAACAACGATTACGATTAATCAATATGATGTTACAAACAAACTTTCATATTCTGTGAATTTATATGATGCATTTCCCATTTCCATGAACCAATTAGACTTAGATTGGAATGCAGATGGTTATCATAAACTGTCTGTAACTTTTGCATATACCTATTGGAAAAACAATTCGTTGCAAGCAATAGGTATGGAACTGATCGATGCTGGTCTAAACTCGGTGGCCACAAGTGTAGGTGGACTTGGTGGTGGTGCAGCTGGCGGCATCGGAATAGGTTTCAACTCAATTGCTCAATCATTGGAGTCGACCGTTAAAATTGAAAATAATTAAGGAGATATTATGGCTTTACCAAAACTTGAAGTGCCAACTTATGAACTGGAATTACCACTTTCTAAGAAGAAGATAAAATACAGACCGTTTCTAGTAAAGGAGCAAAAAGCTCTTTTGATGGCGATGGAATCTGGTGATGCACACAGCATACAACACAATGTACGAGAAATCTTGGATGTGTGTACACTATCCAAAGATTTTGATATCGATGAACTTTCGATAGTTGATGTTGAGTATTACTTTATTCACCTGAGAGCAAAGTCTGTTGGTGAAATTTCAGAAACAAAATATCGTTGCAATAATGAAGTTGAAGATGGTAAGACTTGCGGCAATGTTATGGAAGTAAAGATTAATTTGATGGAGATTAAACCTGAGTATCAGGAACATATTGATCCTGAAATTCAATTGACTGACAAAATTGTTATTAAGATGCGTTATCCACCATTCAAGTTAATAAAAGACTCGGTTGATATCGACAACATTACAGATGTTACCTTTAACATGTTGGCACAGTCTATAGAACACATATATGATGGTGAACAATTTCATTATGCAAAAGAACAGACACCTCAAGAATTGATTGAATTTATTGAACAGTTAAGCCAAGAACAATTTGAGAAATTGGAAAACTTTTTCAATAGTATTCCAAAACTAAGAAAGTCGGTCAATATCACATGTTCAAAATGTAGTTTTCCACATAAGTTGGATGTGGAGGGACTCGAAAGTTTTTTCGTTTAATACTTTGTTATGATGATTTAAAAAATTACTTTAAGACTAACTTTTCTTTGATGCAACACCATAAGTATAGTCTTACTGAACTTGAGAATATGATACCTTGGGAACGAGATATCTATGTCGCCATGCTAATTCAATATTTGGAAGAAGAGAATCAGAAATTAAAAGAACGCATGAGAAAATAATAGATGGCTGAAATAACAAAAAGTTTAAAAGATACAGCTGGTAAAATTACTGGTGGTCTTGGCCGTGGATTATCGAAATTAAGTTCAGTATTTAAATCAAAAAAAATTGAACCTGCCATGAGTGATATGTCGGGAAATATGTCCAATACACAGTACCTTGGATCGATATATCAATTGATGGTTGATTCTGATGAAGAGAGAAGATTAGAACAACAAAGAGAACAAAATTTAAAAGAAGAGAGTGATTCTGA